CTCGATCGCGGCAAGCTCTTCTTGGCTGACATCGGGGGACGGCTCGGCCTCGTATGCGTCGCGCATGGAAAGCCACAGCGACCACGCGGCGCGCAGCGGGGCATCCTGGTCGACCGGTGGTGTCTGTGCCGCGCCGCTGGCATCAGCCGCGCCAGCCGCAAGCAGGCGATCGAGGTCGGCGAAGATCTGTTCGATCTCTCCGGCCTGCGGCATGACCTTTTCGACCAGGAACTGTTCAATCTTCCAGCGCAAGGCACGACCATCGGGCGCGGGCATGCGCAGGGCCACGCGGCGGGCTTGATCGGTGACATCGTTCACCGCGTCCATCGCCTGGTCGACCGCCTCGCCAACGGGGTCGCCGGCAGGGGTGGTGTCATCAATCGGATTGAACACCGTCTCGCGAAACACCGCCTCGAATCGGTCCGCACGCTCGAATGCATCCATCGCCGATTTCCATGCCTCGTCTGCATCCGGGCCGCGCTGCACCAGCTCTTCGGGAGCGGGTGCGCGTGGTTGAGTGGCGGCCAGATACAAGTTCATGCCCGCATAGCTGGTGGGAAGGCCCTGGGGCAGGCCCTGGGCGCCGTCGATAAGCGTTTGCTCCAAAGCCCAGCGTTTACCCGTGTCGGCCTCGATTTCGCGCCACAGGGCCCGTGCGTCGGCATTTTCGACCGGATTTCGTGCGCGGGGCGTCCAGCCGATCGAAATGCGATCGTCAGCGCCGACGATCCACCAGCCGCCCGCGTCACTGAAACGGGTCAGCCAGGCGGCAGGGTCGAACGTGTCACATGGGTTTGCGCTGGGCGCACGGGTGGGTATGCTGGTAACAGCCATGACTGATCCTCTCGCGATCGGTTTCGGTTAGGGCCGGTGCGAGGCTGCTACCTTGCATCGGCCTGTATTTTTTGATAATCGCAAAATATGAAATCGTCAATATCTGATAATCAGAAAAAGCGGGGGCGACCCGCGTCGGGGTCCGATCCCATGTGGGGCGTTCGGTTTACAGCCGACCAGCGATTAAAGATCGAGGCCTTTTCCGACGCTCACGCGATCACTCGCGCCGATGCGATCCGCCGCCTCGTCGACAAAGGGCTTGAGGCTGACCAGTGAACTCGGCCGACAAGCGCTCTGCCGCCGCGCGGGAAAGCGCGCACCTGACGGAAACCCCTAGACCTTTGTCTGTTCCACAGCTTGCCGCGCGCTGGGGGTGTTCTGATGGTCTGATCTACAAACTGATCAAGGACGGCCGGTTGCAATGCTTCCGGCCAGGCTCCCTGATCCGCATTTCGATGGTGGAAGTGGAGCGGTTCGAAGGTCAACCCGCCGTGGTCGAAGTCGATCGAGCTGAAAGCCACGCGACCATCGCAGACAATCGAGAACTTGAAGTCCAAGCCGCGCTTTCACCGCCCCATATCGGCCGGCGGCGGCGAAAGCGGCCGCCACTAAAGCTCCCTTCGCTGTGAACGCGGCAACCAAGTTTCATGCGATCACATTGGGCCGGCTCGCGATCGACAAAGTCAATCAGGCGTTGGGCACTGAACTCGACCCGGGTGATGTATGGCTCAGTCCGGGCGCGCACCGGCATATCGCGGTGGATCATCCCGATGATTATCCGTTCATCATGGCCGTGATCGCGGACGTGGTCGCCCAGCCGCTCTATGTCGGCCAGGATCCGAAACACGGACGGAATTTCTACATTGTCCGACCACTGCCAGCCGGCGCGCCCAATCCACACGCCCTCGTTTCAATCGGCCTCGCGCGGGACGAAGTGGGGCGCTATCGGGTGAGAACAGCTTATACCATCTCGCAAGACACGGTGACTGCGCGCCGGTCTGCCAAAAGGCTTCATGTCGTGATATGAAAAGGGGAGGCCGAAGCCTCCCCATCGTTGAGCGCGTTGCAAAGCGCGATTTCTTGGCCAAAAGCCTCTACTCTGTCGCGGGCGACGAAGTGCGTGGGTAGCGGTTCCACCTCTCAACGCTGGGGGTTTTATTGCGCTAAACTCGCAATTTTGTCAACCTCAAACGAAAGCTGCCGGCGGGCTTTCCCTACCCAGCCGGCAGCACGTTCCAGCAGACGCCGGAATAATGCCGGCCGGGCCGTTGGGTGACCCGGCCGACAGGGCGCCGCACCAGTTCCGATCAGTGCGCCGCGCGCTACCCAACCTGCGCTTCCGTTAGGAATTTTGCCCTGAGCGCGCACGCGACGTCAAGCGGCTGTCAGCACCAAAATGGTTTTTCCCCATTGGGGGAATACCTCACCCAGCCGCGCCGGGATCAGCGACAGACTGTGCCTTGTCGAGCAGCGCCACCACACGCTGCAGGCGGTCCTGCGCGTTCCGGTAGGCCTTGGGCTTGCTTCCCGGTCCCGTCACCTTGCCCTCCACGCCCAGCAGCATCGCGTCGACATTCTCGCGAAACACGGCCGGATCGAGCGCGCGGCTCTGGATCAGGCTGGTGATCAGGGTGTTGATCATCAGGGTGAAATAGATGTCGGCGCCGGCGTGGTGGATCAGGTTGCGTTCCTGCGGCGTGTCATCGTCGGTCGGCATGGGGGCCCTCACTGCAATTTGTTGCCGCGCCGCTCTGCGCGGGTCAGCATGGCAAGGATGTGAAGTTCATGGGGCGTGGGCTGCTGTTTCGCCGCATCGCCGGCTTTCAGATCGCTGCCGGCCTGGTCGACCAGTTTCATGAACGCACCCAGCCGCGCCCGCGCGTTTTTGAGTACGTCGGGGATGGCGTGGTTCGGATCGGCGGCTGTGAGGTCCCATTGCAGCGCGACCACGTCGAGGTGCTCGGCCAGCCGGGCGGCGGGGATCACGCCCTCGTTGACCAGCGCGAGAATGACCGATTGCGCCAGGCTCATCGCATAGACGATGCCGCCAATGACGTGCGGCGGGATATCGGATTGATCTATCATTTCTGCTTTCCTCATCTGAAGCGGACGCCGCGCCGCACGGCGGTTTGCATGATGCTGATGATCGTGTCCTCGTGTTGCAATAGCTGATCCCGTAGAGGTTCTTGGCCGCTGAAATGCGAGGAGACATGATAGTGCGTGTCACCACCCCCGCCGGGGCTGCTACCAGCCGCACCGGCGCCGCGCGCGGCGAGATTGATCAGCGTGTCATTGTCCGCCTTTGGAATGATGCGTTCGCCCGCGTGGATCTGCGCCACCATGTCGCGGGGCACGAAGTTGGTGCCCTGGGCGAATGATCCCATCGATATGGCTGCCGCCTGCATGGTGGCGCCGAACTCGGGTGCAGTCATGTCCATCGGCCAAGGTGCGGCGGCCATCGATGCCACGCCGCCGGCGCCCGCGAGGCCCGCCAGCGCCGCCACCTGCGCCTTGCTGGTCGCGGCCGTCGCGGCGACCTGTGCAGGCCCGGTGGCGGCGGTGGTCGCGCTCAACGCCTTTGACGCCACGCCCATGAGCAGGTGCTGCACAATCCACGTTGTGGCCATTTTGACGACTTGCTGTTCGGCCTCGCGCGCAACCGACTGGTAGACGCTGATCCCGAAATTCTTCCAGGTCATCTGGCCGCTGATCATCTTGTCGAGACCGCTGACCGTGGCGTTGACGGTGCCCTGAATGTAGCTGGTGTATTTTGCCTGCATCTGCTGAACCGACTGAGCTTGCTCCAATTGCAGTTGCGCATCGAGCGTGCGCTTCGCATCGGCATAACGCTGATCCTCGGCCTTCTTGGCCGCGATCGCCGCCGCATAAGCATCCTTGTCGTCGGCGTATTTGGCTTTGGCCGCCTCGACAGCGGCGTCGAGCCGGGCGGCTTCGGCGGCGTGCAAGGTCTCGTTGTCAGCCAGCTTTTGCTGGGTAAGTTGCTGTTGCTGTGCCGCAATCTGCTGGTCGGCCTTGATGTCCCCGAACGGGGTGGCGCCGGCTTTCGACTTTATCCCGATCTCGGCGACCTTGGCGTTGTCCTCTCGCGCGCGCTGCTGGGCTTCGAGGCTGCGTTTCAGTTCGTCGGTCTGCTCCTTGGCGGCGCGCTGGACTTCGGCCAGCGTCTTTGCATCGTGGTCGCGCTGGGCTGTTTCCTGCTCTTGCAGGGCGTGCTTATACTCGCGCGCCTGTTCGCCCTGCTTGCTCTTTATGAACGTCGCCTTTTCCTGAATATCGGCCTGTTCCTTGGCCCAATTGCTCTTGTCGGCGGCGATCCGTTCATTAAGGTCGGCGATGTGATCGGCGTAGTCTTGTCGGGCGAGTGCCTTGCTGGCTTCGAATATGTGCGCCTGGACCGCGAGCAGATCCTTCTGACTTTTCGACGCTGCGGCAACCTTGCCCTGCCAAAATGTCAGTTCCTTCTGGGTCTGGTCGGCGAAATAATCCTGGCTGGCGATCTCCATCTCATGGAGCTCTTCGCTCCATTTCGCGACCTGGTCATCATGGGGCTTTTTCGGCGCGGCGGTCTTGGCACCAGCCGTTGCGGCCGCGTCGTTGGCACGCTGTGCAGCGTCGTCGGGGCTCATCACCTCGCCGGCGGTGTCGATCTCGGCTTTCTTGCGCGTCAGATCGGCGACACGGCCAGAATCGCGACCTTTACGCGCTTCGGCGATTTGCTGGTCGAGCACGGCCAGTTCGTGCGCCTTTTCGGCGGACGGCAGGTAGGTATCGATGGCCCGTTTGTACGCGGCCAGTGCGGCCTGATCGTGCTGAACGGCATCGCTATGCGCGCCGTGCAGCGCGGTGTCGGCCGCAAGCGCAGCCTGCGCCGTCTTCATCGCGCCGGTCAGCTCTGCGCGCTTCGCGGCATCCTGTCCGGCGGGGGTGGCGTCATAGACCGCGCTGCCTCGCGCCGATGCCGCTTTTTCCTGCGCCTGCGTCTGGATGTTGGCCGTTGCCTGCCGCGCCCTGGCTTGGCGGTCCGCCTCTTTCAGATTGTCCGCCATCGCGACGTCGGCGCTCCGGCCGGACGCGATGGCAAAGCGGATCATCTCGTCGGCGGCGTGGCCGATCATCCCGGCCAGGTCCGACGCGGTGCTGGTCATGGTCTGCCAGGTCGTGTTGGCGCCGACGCCGGCGGTCCGCGCCTCATCGGTGCGCTGTGTCAGGGCCTCCATGATCACGCTGACAGCGCGGGTCTGGTCGCCCTGCTGCATGGCGGTCCGGATCTCGGTCATCTGCGTCGCGTCGAGCAGGCTAAGCTGCTCGTTCAGCGTTTGGGCGCCCTTGATCGGATCGCGCATCGCTTCCGCCAGGGCTTTTTGCGCGTCGGCGGCGTCCTGCCCGGTCAGGGCGGCATAGGTCTGCACGGTCGACGTCAGGCCGGCGATAGTCTGGGCAGATCGCACACCAGCAGCGGCGAACGCTTCGGCAGCAGAGCGTGATGCGGAAACCGACTGCCCGCTGTAGCGCGCCGCCGCCTCGCCGGCCGCCTGCAACTGATCGGCGGTCAATCCGGACGAAGCGCCAAGGCCGACGGTCGTGGCCAGCAACTCGCGCTGGGCGGCCTCGTACTGGTACATCGAATATCCGGCGATGCCGGCGGCGACGGCGGTGCCGAGCACGGCAGCGCCCAGCGGCGTCATGGCTGCGGCCAGGGCCTTTGAAATGGTTTCTGACCCGATCATCGCCTGGGTCATGATCATGGCGGACCCGGCCATCCGGGTATATCGGCCGGACATCGCCTCGTGAATGAGCACCAGCCCTTCAGTCGCGGCCCGGTTCGACACCATATGGCCGGTCTGCTCTTTGAGGGAGGCGATAAGCGGTTGGGCGTCGGCGGCGACACCCAACTGTTCCGCGCGATAGGCCAGCATCTGCTTTTGGCTCATGCCGGCCGTCGCGGCCTGGTCTTTGAGCTGGGCGAGGAACTGCTTGCCAGCGGACGTGTTGTCCTTTTCGGCCGCTGTGAGTTCTTTGTATTCGCGGGACAGCCCGTTGAAAGCGCCTTTGGCGTCGAGCGCCGCTTGGGTCGTGGCGAGCAGCTTGGCGCGCCCGGCGTCGGAACTGTCGCCCATGGCGACGGCCTTGGACGCCTCGTTCGCGGCCTTGGCGGTCTGTTTCATGACCGCCTCTGCGGCGGCCATGTTGACTTTCAAGTCGGCGATGTCGGCGGTGAACTTGACTTGGACGTTGCTGCTCATGGTGGCCTGCCTTCCCGGCGGTCAATGCTCGATGCGGGTGATCAGGCTGCTTTGGCTTCAGCGAAACGCCAGGCGCCTGTTTGTGTTGCGATGACCAGGAATGCGTCGAACAGTTCGCCCGGGCTAATCGGTAGATCATCAAAGTTTTCGCGCGACAGCGAGGATCCGGACGCTTGCACCCCGACGAACGCCAGTTCGGCCAACTGGTCCAGATCGGCGCCGGTCAGGCTCAGGGTGCCTTTCTCGCTCATCCGATCAAAGAGGCCCGCCGCGATCAGTTGGGCACAGATTGGATAGGCGTTGCGGTTCCAGCGGATGATCAGCGGGGGCACCGTAAATGTATGGCCGGCCAAGATGATGTCGAGCGGCATCCGCGCGACGGCAGGGCGCTCAGCGGTGCGGGTGGTGGTTGGCTTTCTCGGCACTGATCAATCCTCCTGGTTCGACGTATCGACGGCGCGGTTGACGACGGCTTGCAGCCGTTCGAGGGCTTGCCCTTGGAGCGCCGCCATCGGGCCGCGCACCATAAATTCGGGGAAGATGTTCGGCGTGCGCTCATAGGCTTGCGCGATGGCGATCAGCGGTTCGGCCAGCTTGCGAGACCAAACGTGATCAAGAGGCCAAACGCGGCCGCTGACTTCTTGCGGCTTGCCGGTGCTGCCATACTCAAGCGCGCCGGCCTTCTTGGCGTCGTTGGCCGTTGCGCCGGCGCCGAAGTTGATGATAGCACCGACGACGTTGGGCTCGTTGACGATCAAAAGCTGCTCCTCACCGGCCAGCCGCCCGGTCCGCCGGGGCGTGTTGGCCGACACCATTTCGAACGCCTCGCGCCCGAGGGCGTTGATCTCCGCAAGCAGATCGTCGCGAAGCTGGTCGGGGAACTTTTCGAACCGCAGCGCGGCTTTCAGCGTGCCGTGCACTTCGAACCTAATGAAGTTACCCATGGTCTACTGCCTTTTTGAAGTTTCACCGGCCGCGCGGGGTATGAAGCCGCCGCCGGTTGTCGGGGTTTCGGGAGGGACGAACCCGTACGGCCACTTTCCGACTGACACCGGGCCCGATGGCGTTCGCGCGCCTGGGCGGGCCGCCCAACTCATTTTACCGTGCTGCCAGGGCGACGAATGGCGACCGCGTCAGCGTGCCGTTGTAGGGCGATATGGGGCTCGTCCACATGGCCTGCCCGTCGACCCGGAGGGTGAAGCGCATAACGCTCTGGTCGCTGATGAAACCGGCATCAGCACTCAGCGCATATTGCGGCGCGCCCGACACGGTCAAATATTGGGTCAGGTCCGCCAGGACGATGTCACCCACCGTCCCGAGGGGCGAAGCCTGCTCGACCGTGACCATCGGGCGCCCTTTCAGCAGCGGCAACGGGCCGTGCTCACCCGCCGGGCGATAGGTGCTTGGTCGATCCCCGACGTTCATCGTGTCGAACGTCGATTCGACGTCTTCATTGACCAGCCAGACTGCGCGCTTTCGCGACGATGCGGGCAACCTTGCCCACATTTTTGAGATATTTTGCTGGACGATAGTACCAGGCGCTTGCCCGGCCTCCTTTGCGATCGTGATCAGGGAGCCGCTGTTAAGGATGCCCGCCGGGGTCCCGGCCCCTGTCCCCGAAAATATTGACAGGTCCAATTTGAAGCCAATTTCTGATGTGAACGCGCGCTTGGCGAACGCTTCGAACATCGCGGCATCGGCAAGCAATTCGTTGCTCGCCCACAAGAATGCGATCAACTTTTTGGGGCCGAATTTCACCGCCTTCGTCTTCGGGAAGTTGCTCGATATGCTGGCCGCCTCGCTGGACCAGAACGCTTGCGCGCCACCCCACCGCGAGCCGTCTATGCGGGTGGTTTCATCGACGCCCGGCAAAGTGAATTCCATCAGCGGGCCGTCGAGTTCCTCGGTCGACGTCAGCGGGGCTATCACCGCCTCGTCGTAGAGCGATGCCAGGAACGTATCGGCCCACTGCGACGGGACTAGAAAGCCGCCGGCAGTCGGATCGACCTCATTCAGCCCGGTCGGTCCCCGCACGGTCGGGGTCAAGCGCGGGTCGCGGACGCCACCGAATTGAGCGGCGTGGATCGCGCCATAAAATTCGCGCAAGGACGTGAACCCGCCAGTGGGGTGTCGATTAAGCACGCCGCTCGTTCCTTTCGGCATAGATCGGGGCGCGGGCGCGTTGGAGCGCCGCTGCGCGCATTGATGTCGCTGGTGGTGCGCCGAACCGGGGTACCGACCCGGCGCTGCGCCCGATGACGCCAGAATCGGCGTCAGCAGGCACCGCGACGATGGAAAATTCCATGAGGATAGACTTGTTGACACGCTGCCCAGCGTGCGGGTTCCACTTGTCGAGGGGCTCCACTTGGGTGGGCAGGATGCCGGCGCTCACGCCGGTGATGATGCCGGCCTTCACCATCCCGCGCACTTCGTCGGCCTTGGGCGAGATCCCGGCCTGAGGGAACGTGACGCGGGCCGTGATCGCGGCGGGTGTCACTTTCAAATTCGAGGCCCGTCCGATCGGCTGCGACATGTCGTGACTGAACAGCACGATAGGGTGCGCGTTAAACCGGGTCAGGTCGACCCCGCTCATGACCCAGACATCGCCGTCGAGCGCATCGGCCGTGCTGGTGCAGACGGTCACGTCGATCTCGTAATCCGATAGCGTCGAGACTTGCGCGCTGGCGAAACGGCGCAGCATCCCGCCATCCTGTCGGCGCAGCGCTTCGATGGCGGCCAGCCGCTGGCGGCGATCAATCATTTGCGCCGACGACGTTGCCGATGACCGGCAGGGATGCCCGGATCGCGGCAATCTGTTCGGCAACCTTGTCCTGTTTTGGTAGCAGCTTCAGGCCTTCGGCGGCGGCGATGGCCTCGCGGATGGCCTGCGCGCGGTCGGCCGGGCGAACGCGCGGGGGGCCCTGTTTCAGTTCGACTTCGCCCGTGACCGGGTGCCGGCTTGCGAGCATGCCTTCATGCGCGGCGTGTGTTTTCAGCGCGACGTCGAACGCATCGCGCATTTCGCTGATGAAAGCGTCAATGGCCGGATCGGCGGTGCTGCGAAGCTCTGCCTCGATCGCGCCGACGCGAACGTTAAAGCGGTGGTTTTCGCCGATCCGCGCAGCCAAAATGGTGTTCATCGCGGCCTCTGCGGATCGGAGCTCGGCAACAGCCGCCGCGTGTGCAGCCATGGCCTTTTCGACGGCCGCCTCATGCGCATGAAAGGCGGTGGCAGCGGCCTTCTCCATGGCCGCGCGTTCTTTGGCCAGCTCGACGCGTCGGGCTATGACGGCCGCTTGGTGCCGCTCGTCCGCCTCGCGGGCCATGGGCGAACTAAGGACGGCTTCAAGAATGCGGTCGTTGACCTTGTTGATCATGTGCGAGGGCTCCAGATCTCGACGCTGTCGAGGATCAGGGTGGCGACACCGGCGCCGGCGGCCTTGAACACCGACTGGTACAGTTGCAGGATCGCACCGGCTCCGGTAGCGCCCCAGACGATCGGGGCGAGCGAGGTGGTCGCCTCGATTCCATTGATGTAGAAGTGCAGGACCCCGCCGTAATCGATTTCGATCCGGAACTGGTAGAACGTGCCCACGGTCAGCGCGATGCCGGTGTCCACAGCGTTGCGGGTGGTGCCGTCATAGGTGTACATGAACAGCTCGCCCGAGCCGTTGCAGCCGAAAAAGATATATTCGGCGATGTTGAGCGGCCCGCTCGCCCAGGCCGCCGCCAGGCCGAACACCGCATAGACGCCGGCGGCTGACGGCAGCACGGCGAGCTGGGCGCGGGCCTGATAGATGAGCGTCTTTGTGCTGTCCCACGTCTTTTGGTCGTTCTGGTACAGGGTCGCTTCCTGCGCTTCGCTGGTCGCGGTCAGGGCCAAGGCCATCTGGCCGCCCGGCCCGTTGGCCACCGCAGCGACGCTGGGCGCGCCGGCGGTCTCCACGACCTTTTTCACCCAGGGATAGCCCGCGACGGGCGAGCCATAGGTGGGCAGGCTGGCGGTATGGCCCGCGCCCAGGAAGTCATCGCCGAAATTGATCGGCGACGCTACGAACGAAAATTCGTATGTCGCGTCGTCGTAGAATACGGCGAGGCCGTAGCGATTTGCGCCTTTTGTGCTCATGAGCCGATTATCAATCAGCGGCGAGGACATTCAAACACCGATTGGATGTCCTCGCAATTTCAACCAATTAGGCGCGAAATCTGCTTTTTTCCGATCGGAGTATCATCGATTTTGAACAGGTCGAACAAGGCGCCGTGGCGCGTGCCGATCAGATCCGGCGGGCATTCCTCCCGCGCGACCAGGCGGGGCCACACCCGCGAGCGGAATTGAAACAGCTCCTTCGCCAGCGCATCGGCGCGCGCGCTGGGCGTGACTTGGTGCAGGAAGCGGTCCGCAAACTCGCGCAACACCGCATTGCGGCGGTCGTTCTGGATCTCGCGTGGCAAGGACAGGCCTCCCCGCCGGACCAGACCGAATGCGGCGTCGAGGCTCGCCACCTCGCCCGCCAGCCGCCGGTCGATGACCTGGGCGACCCACGCGCAGTCGGGGTCAAGATCCGCGATCATCGTCGCGACCCGGCGCAACCGGGCGACCGCGCGCATGTTCGATGCTGCAGCATAGTCACCAGCCGGTGGTACGGGATGGGTATGGTGTCGCGGCGCAGGCATCGGTCAGCCGCGCGCCTCTTTTATTTTTTGACACGATGGCGCGTGAATTTTTTTCCTATCAAAAAAACATAGGCAAAAAATTAAACTTATGAATCGTTTGGATTTTGTGCAGGAATTATTTTCCGTCTGTGTCAAAAATTCAGGCTTTAAATTTGCGCCAGGAAAAAAAATCTCTGCGTGAGGTCCAACGCGGTTGACGGGAGAGGCGGTGCCCCATCCGAAACCCCCTACCCCCATGGGAAGGCTGCTATCCTTGCTGGGTCCGCCGCAACACACTACAATATAACGATATTTTGTCAACGCACGCGACCGATCGAGCGAAACGACGACCGGCGCGCCGTTGCGCGTGCGGGTTGGGGCTGGCCGAACTCGAAAAGCGCCCAGGGCGGCAGCTCGGGCCGGATCAAGTTCGGCGAGGATGCGGGGGCCGTGCAGTGCCCACGCGGCCCGTGCATAGTCATGGTCAGGGCGTCCGACTTCGTTGCTCGGCACGTCGAGTTCGGCCAGGTCATCGAAAAAATCGAAGCCCGCTTTCAGCACACCGGACCAGATTTCAAATTCGCGGTCGGGGTTGACGCGCCGCTTGGCCAGGCGCTGTTTTCTTGCCATGTCAGTTTCTCCGGTTTGAGGGTATTGAGGGCGGACGGGGGGTCTGACCAGGTGGCACCGCGTCCAGGTCGAGCTCACGTAGCGCCACGGTTGCGGTTCGGTGATGTGCCACGCCAAGCCATTATGCTGACGCCTCGCGCTTCTTGCGCCGATAGTTCGCAAGCCAGATCTGGCGTTCGCGTTCACGCTTTTTCGCTTGGTCGAGCGTCAACTTGTTGGTGAATTCCTGAGGAAAGCCAAAGGCCAATTCACCGTTTGGCCGCACAAACCATTCGGCGTCCGCGTGCCGCTTTTCCGCGTTGTAGGCGGTGGCGATATCGTGGGCGTAGTCCCGGTCGGTACGCAACAGCGACCACCGCCGATCGCTTTTCGGATCGTGGATCGTGCGGACGTCACCCGGTTTCATCGGGCTGGTGTCGTCACCTGGCGAGGCGGAGGTGCCTGCCGTCAGTCGGTTGCGGGTCATATTTTCCCTCAAGAATTTTGGTGAAGTTTGTTTCGGACAGCACGAAATCGAAATCGCAGCGCCAGCCGCGCTCATTCACGCCCTTCAGAAAGGGAGATTGCTCGATCTTCGCCCAGACGCTCACCCATTCGGCCACGATCCACCGCTTGCGTTGCAACCTCAACTTGCGGCGGCGCCGATCAGTCAGCTTGGCGATGCGGGGGAGGCCGTGGCGCTCGGCGAGGCTGTTCCAGCCGTCGATGACTTCGGTCTCGCCGATCAGATCATCATCTTCAGGATCATCGGGAACGAGGGGCAAAAGCTCAATTTTGCCTTCTCCTACTTTAGTTGTTTCCTTGTTCCTTTGTTCTTTTGTTGTCCGACTTCTGTCCGATTTCTGTTCGAAATGCTGTCCGGTTATCTGTCCGGTTGGATCGGCCAAATCCTGATATTTTGAATAATTGCAGATGGTTATGATCGTCTTGCCCTGTCCGCTTTGCCGTTCGATCATGTGTTCGGTTTCGAGACGGACCAAAAACCGCTCTACAGCGCTGGGCGACCATCTCCATTCGCGCGCCAGCTGATCTCTGCCCGCGCAAATCTGCCCACGATCGAGAACGATAGTTCGGCCGCGAGCATCCTGCCGCGTCGGCCGAAACGCGGCGTGCGCGATCAGATAGCACCATGCGCGGAAGCGCTCGCCGTCACGCAAAACGGGGTTGGCGAATGCGCTCCGGTGCAGTGTGATAAAACCAGCGCTCATGCGCAGGCACCGCGCCTGGTACGGCCACAGGCCAGCTGCGCGACGGCTTGGCGGTGCGTGATGTCGGTGCTATGAGCTTGCATGTCGAAGCCAAGCAGACACGCGCCCTTGCCCTCACCGGCGGGGGCGTTTTGCTTTCCTGACATGGTGCATTATGCCGCCACGCGGGAAGCGGCACGCTGCTCGATCCACGCGTTAACCTCAGATTCGAGCCATCCGACGCTACGACCATTCGGGTTAATCAAAAAGCGCTTTGGAAACACGCCTTCGGCTTCCAGATCACGAAGGGTCCGCTCAGTATATCCGGTCCTTTGTTCGATTTCGGTTTTGCGAAGAATGCGCATTGTCGGCCCCCACAGGAATTAACAGGAAGGCCATCCAATTACGGGTCTATTTTGGGCGAAAAAATCCCGCGCCTATTTAATTTTCACCGGAAGGGTCATCTTTTTTTGCGCCGGTTCGTGATCCATGCGGCCGGCCTCTGCGCTTCGCCGGTTTCGCGAGCGTCTCCCGGTCTTCGGGCCGCACCCATTGCACTTGCTGTTCAAGTCCTCGCACGTAGGCTTCCATGGCCGACCATGCGAGAGTGTCGGCGAGTTCAAGGTCACCGTCGTCACACGCCGCCAAGCCCGCGACCGCGTGGGCATGCGCAGCGCCCAAGGCCAGCCGGCCGCGCCCCGATTCATCGCGCAACAACCGGTAATTGGCGGCCTCATCCCCCCAAAATGAAAGGCGACCTTTCCCTTTTGCGCTTTTCGTCTTCTCAGCGACGTAGCCCAAACGCTTGCGCAGCTTATCAATTCTGGCGTCAGTCACGCTGCCGCAACATCGATCTGCACCACGTTGGCCGCCGGTGGATTGATAATCTGCGACACCAGCCGCGCCAGTTTTTCGAGCGCTTCCGCCTTCTCATCGAAATAAGCATGGTGATCATAGACACCTTCGACGCCAGCGATCACATGGCCCAACACACGCTCGGCAATCTCGCGATCAACCCGCGCGCGCGACATCAGCGACCGCGCGGTGCGCCGAAGGTCGTGCAACACCCAAGGCTCGATCGGCGCCGCAGCGTCGATCAGCTTTTTCCCCTTAGAAAAGCCAGCAATCGCCTTGTCGCCCCGGCCGGCAAAGACGAACGGGTTCTTCTCGATCTGGGGTTGCGCATCGACTATGTCGCGCGCCAGCCTCGGGAGCTTCAGGCGGTCCGCGTTGCCCTTCTCTCGGTCCTCGGTCGCGATCGACCAGACACCATCAGCTATATCATGCCAGCGCATGCTCGCGACCTTATCGCGACGCTGGCCAGTCAATAACGCGATCTTGATGAATGCACCGAACGTGCCCTGGCCGCCAGCAGCGCCCCACACGGCGCGGATTTCGTCGTCCGACAGCACCCGCTTGCGCTGGCGCTCGTGCGGCTTGGTACGCCGCATGCCGCGCACAATCGGCGACACAAAGTCGTCGGCGCGCGAAGCGTACCAGTTGAAAAGTGAAGACAACTGCGCCAGCACCGCGTCAGCCTGCCTCGCTCCGCTACCGTCTTCGATCGTGTCGAGCAGCTCAGCCACGTCGATTCGGCGAATGTCGTTGAAAGCGCGATTTTCCCATTTCGAGCTGACGTAGACGCGAAAGATGCGCTCGATTTCACCAGCCGACCGCAAAGCGGTGGTGCCCTGGCCTTCCCGGCGGACGTGACGCTTTAGAAAGTCATCGCGCACCATGGCGAATGTGCGGGGTGGCTCTGCCGGCTTCTCTTCCGGGAAAGGCTCTAGGCCGGCTTTGATGCGCTTCACGCCCTCGCGGGCCTTTTCGCGAGCATCGTCGAGAGTAATCTGGTCGACATCGCCGATGGCCGCCCACACCTGCTTGCCGGCCGGATTGACCGCAACAATCGTGAACGTCTTCGCGCCCTTCGGCGTGATACGCACATATAGCCCGCGTGTATCCGGGTCGCTGATCGTGAACCGCTTCGAGGGATCCGGCTTCGTGGTCTCGATGGTCTTTGCGAAGCCCTTCAGGAGATTTTTCGGAGTTGCCAT